GGCTTCTGTTGCTGAGGGTGAAAAGAATGTTGCCGCGTTAGAGAAAAAGATTACTTTCGCAGAGGCTAGTGTTCGTGCTGGTGAACGTCGTGCTGCTCGTGCTGCTGATGAAGCAGATTTGATGGAGTATGAAGCGTTTTTAACTGAACCTGTTTCTGAGCGATCCCCATTAAGGGCTGCTCGAAGCCAGTTGGAACGGGAGAATGTTCGTTTACAGCAGGCTGAGGCGGATGTGGAGGCTGTTAAACAGCGTGTAGCAGAGTTAGAGCAGAAGCCTTTGAATGCTGCTGATGCTAGGGCTAAGAAGGTTATAGACGATATTGATGCTGCACGTGCTAAGGCTAAGGCTAAGGTTGCTGCGGCTCGCGCTAAACAGCGTGAGGTTGTTGGTCCTAAGGTTGAGAGGTTTGAGCAGTCTGATGAGATGCGTGATTATCTCGGTAAGGCTGCTACTCGTGATCAGAGGCGAGTCAATATTAGAAACCCAGAAGGTAAGGTTAAATCAACTCCTAAAGGTGTTGATAAGAACAAGTGGGCTACTGGTAGAAAAAAAGTAGAAGATGCTGAAGCCAAGATTAAAGAACTTGCACGAGAAAAAGATCGTGTAGTAGGTGCCAGAGGTAGAGGTCGTGAATCTACTAATGCTCAAATAGTTGCTTCTGAAGCACGTATCACTGGTTTAGATGATCAGATCAAATATCAGGAAAAGATTATTGCCGAACAGGAAAGAATCTTAAAGAAGTATTTAGAAGATTTGTTGCCTCCTAGGAAGCCTCGTCCTGCACGTCCTAAGGCTGGGGAGAGTGTCCTTGAACGTAAAGCGGTTACACGTTTAGAGAAAGCAGACGCTGAGTATGAACGCTTAATGACTAATAAAAAGATAGTTAAAGATTATGAGGACATGGTTGCTGTTCGTGAGCAGATTCAGGAGTTGGAGAACGCTAAGGCTGAGTTGAAGATGCGTGAAGGTGTTCCAAAAAATCCTAGAGGTACAGGTTATTGGAAGGATCATAAACCTCGTACAGCGGCTGAAAGAGAATCTGCTGCTAAGGCTCGTCGGGCTGATGCACAAACTGCTGTTAATACAGAAAAACAAATTGCGGATCGGATGGGTCCTCTTATAGAGATTGAAGTCAGGAGCGGTCCTTGGACTCCTGCGCCTGCTAATGCGAGTCTTGAAGCGTTGGCTTCTAATGGTAAACAGGGTTGGGTTCGTGTTCGTGACCCTCGCACTCAACGACCTGTGTTGTTGCGTGTTAATAAGACTGGAAATACTTGGAGTTACGCTGATGTTGACCCTTGGCAGACTGCCCGTGTAGAGATAAGTCCTAATCGGTTCTTTTCTGAGGCTGAACGTGTTCAAATGAAAAACGGGAGGTGGCGTTTATTTGATGAGGCAGGAGAAGGACGGATTGATGTTGATGCTAAACGTAAGGCTTTAGAAGCAGCAGAGTTGGAAGAAGCGCGTGCGTTTGCAGAATACTCTGAGTTGATGGATGATGTGTTGGAGGAAATAAATCTAGAGCATCGCAGAGGGCATACTGGACCATATGCTCATTCGACTAATCTGCACCAAATTAAGACATGGATAGGTCAAGGTCGAGCAACAGTTATACATCAATTAGAATATTGGTCAACGCATAAAGATGGTGCAAAATGGAGAACGTATCTTAAACAAATTTATGAGAAAAGTCAAAAAGGATTTGATATAGAGCAACGAGTGATACAACTCAGAGATGAAGTTGCTGAAATAGAGAATCTGTCTCCTGAGCAACGTGCTGTTAGATCAAGGTTCATTGAAGATGAACAACTTGCTGAGGCTCAACGTGCAAGAGAGACTCTAGGTGAAGTAGAACCTGAGTTGGATGTCGCACAATCTAGACTCGCTCAGGAACAAGTCATAGCGGACGTTTATGATGAACGTCCTCCTGTGGTGTTTAATAATCGTGATGACTTGGATGAATTGTTTGAAGTTAATATTAATCGTATTGAGACTGCTGTTAATGAGGCTCGTGAACGGTTGAAGTTGGTTGTTCAGGCTGTTAAAAACGTTGCGGAAATGGATCAGTCTGTTGTTGCTGTTAAACGTATACGCAGGTTCCTTTCAGAAGTTGAGAAAGGTGCGGGAGGGTACAAGTTTGACGAGTTGTCTACTGGTCTTCCTATTGAGCGTGTTAGACGTTGGGAGAAGTTGATTAAGACTGCTGTTGCTTTGGATAAAGAGTTGCAGCATGAGGCTTTTGTTGCTGGTACTCGTAATTTTACGACAACGTGGGAGGAGGGTACGGCTGCGTTGAAGCAGTTTAATGATGAGACTGCGTTGTTGTCTGAGGAGTTGGCGTTAACTGTTCGTGCTAATCGTCGTGATAGTGGTTATGCGTTTGCTGATTTGCAAATGGATGATGATGAGTTCGCCCAGTTGCAGTATGTGGTTGAGCGTAGGAACGCTTTGGCTATCGAGAAAGAAGATTTGTTGGTTCGTCAGGCGGAGATAGAAGCAGAAATAAAGGTAGCCCAAGAGGAGGGTGATGAGGCTGCACGAGTTGCTTTAACACACCAAACTCAAATAGTAAATCTTGAAAGCAAGTTGAAGGAAGAGATCATGGCAAGGGAGCAGGCTGCTGCCGAGTTCTTCCAACAGAAAGAAAGATTGGAACAAGTCAAAAAAGATACTAAAGAATTGTTTTCAAGTTTAACTGAAAGAGACACTGCTCTTGGAGTACCTGCTGGTCCTCTTAGTAGACAAGGAATAGATATTACTCGTATCGATTCCCAAGGGAACACTAAAGCATTGATCAGCGACATGCTGGCTAAAGATCAAACTTTTGATTTAACACAAGAAGCCAGAGATGTAAGTATCAAAGCACTTAAGGATGCTTTAAAAAATTCTGAGTGGGGTCCTTGGACTTTGCTTAGTAAAGATCAAGCAATGAACGATAATGTTTTTGCTGTTATCAATGCGTATGCAGCCATTAATGATCCGAAGCAAGTGGATGGTTTGTGGAAAGCATGGGATGGTGTTCAGACTTGGTTGAAGGCTGGTATGATCGCTACCCCCGGATTTGTGCAGCGTAACATTTTTGGTGCGTTCTTTAATGCTTGGTTGGATGGCGTGAACTTGAATGAGATTATGAAATCTATGAGTATCACTTCTCGTGTGGCTAAACACGCTTCGTCTAACAGGATGTCTTTCTATGATGCTGCGAAACAGTTGGCTAAAACCAACGATGACATGGTTGATTACGTTGAACTGTTAGAAGTTGGTGTGCGTGGCGGCGGTCAGGCTGTGTCGGCTGTCGATTTGGAATATGGTTTACGCAGAGCGCGCAACATGGAACTGTTGTTAGGTGGACGTGGACGTGTTACGGAGCGTGGGGGTAGAAGAACTAGGGTTGTGTTAGCACCATGGTCACCTCGTTTCGCTCCTTATGCTGCTGTGCGTAGGGTTAACAGTTGGGCTGAGGATATGATCCGCATCGGTGTCGGTATGGACACGATGCGTCATGGTGGGAACATTGATCAAGCGTTGAATCGTATCGCTAAAACACAGTTTGATTACGACGAGTTGACGAGTTTTGAAAGAACTTGGATGAGAAGGTTCATACCGTTTTACACTTGGACTAGGAAGAACGTTCCTTACCAGTTGCAACAGTTAGGTAAGAACCCTGCTAAATATAATCGTTTGTTGGCTGCTAAACGTAACCTTGAGTTAGGAACTGAAGGTGAGGGAACTGTCCCAGATTATTATCTGGAACCGTTCGGTATAAGAATGCCTTTCAAATATAAGGGCGCTCAAGTTTACAGTGCGCCTGATTTCCCGTTCCAAGATTTGTTCCGTTACGACCCATTCAGGGAAGGTGCTGGAGGGTGGAAAGAAACAATGGCTAAGGGTATGGGTATGACTTCACCTATTATTAAAACTCCTTTAGAGGTTATTTTCGGTAAACAAATTTTTACTGGTATTCCTTTCAGTGGTCGTTATCAGAAAACTCCTAGTCCTTTGGAAAAGATTCCTATGTTGATGGATATTTTAGGAGAGTTGGGTATGGCTAAGAAATCTCCTAGCGGCGAGTGGAAGATGAGGGATCATCACATCTATTTGGTTAATGGTAGTTTGCCTACTATTAGTTTTATTAGACGCATGTTCCCTAATGAACCTAAGTATCAAAGAACCCACGCACGTAATATGTTGAGTAGTCTGTTAGGTGTGTCAGTTAATATGAACACTCCTGAGGTTCAAAGAAACTGGCGGGCTAATCAAAAATATGAGCGTTTATCTGAGAGGCAAGACTGGAAAGACTTGGTTTCTAGGGTTAGATGACGGGACAAAGAGGAGTATAAGTTATGAAGCACGTGTCTAGAGAAACGTGGGGTGCTAAACCTCCGCCTAAAGGCAAGTTCGACAAGTTAAACAAATCAAGAGTGCAGGGTGTTGTCGTACATCACTCTGGTGTGCAGAACGGACCTAAAGGGTCCGCTGCTGTTAAAGCATTTGAACGCCATCACATGGGTAAAGGCTGGGATGGTATTGGTTACAACTGGCTGGTTGATGAGACTGGCACTATTTTTGAGGGACGAGGTTGGGATAACCGTGGAGCGGGAACTAAAGGTTGGAACAGTCGTTCCATTAGTGTTTGCTTTACTGGCTGGGGTGGTGACAAGCCTAATGACAATGTGTTACGTGCTTTACAAACAGTTGTTGATGCCGCTGAATATCATTTCGGCAAAGGTATGTGGGTTTCAACTCATCGTAAAAAGAGTCGTGAGGGTTATACGACGTGTCCTGAGAAGTGGTTAGGTGACTGGGTTGAGAACGGTATGGGGGTTGTGGAACCACCTGAGACTGTTGATTGGGCTGCTATCATCCAGTTCTTTAAAGATTTACACGAGCAGGTGAAAAAGACTCCTTTGTCTCGTCCTTCTCGTAGTCGTGGTTTGCCTGTGCGTTTGGTGCAGGGAAAGTTAGCGGAGCGTGGTTTTAATGCTGGTCCTGTTGATGGGGTTTACGGCAAGAAAACTGGTGACGCTGTTAGAGAGTTTCAGAAGACACAAGGTTTTTTGAAGGTTACGGGTGTGGTGAACGGTGAAACGTTCGGCTGCCTGTTTATACAATAAGGAAAAATATTATGCCAAAGGGTACAGGATATGGTTCTTTTGAGGACACTTTTGGTTCTCAGGATGAGCAACTTCACAACTCTTCTTCTTCATTTAACATGTGGGATATGAGTCAGAAGGCTAAGAAAGCCGCAGCATATTTGCGGAACACTAATTTGGGCAACGCCGCACACGGTGGTCGTCCTTTCGGAAAGTAGGTTGAGATGCCACATCAGTTGGATGGTAAAACAATGAAGGTGCCTAAAGCCTCTAAGGTTTTAGTGGACACTGCTTCTCAGGGTGGGAACCAAGGTTCTCTCACTGGTGACGCTATGTTACGAATGAGTAACGGAATGCGCGCTAAGTTTGACGAGAACGACTAATGGGTCGTAAGAAGCCTCGTCCAAAATATTAATCTAATAAAGGAAAAAATTTGAAGAACATATTTGATGTGTTAGAACGTGCTGGGTGGACTTTCGCTCAGGCGTTCCTAGGTGTTTTCGTTGTTGCTGACTTGTCGTCAGCCAAAGGTGCAGGTGTTGCTGGTTTAGCAGCGGCTGTGTCTGTTCTTAAAACCATCGTTAAAGATAAAGTAGCGAAATAGTATGGAAGCCGACCTTGAGGCTAAGTGGGATGAGTTCATGGAGGTTGAAGGGTTCGCTCTTCAGAAAGATATTTATGATCACCTTCAGGACACTGCCCATTTGTTTGACATCAAGGACGGTATTCATGCTAAGTGGTCACCAGATGGTGTTCTAGGTTTACTCCTTGTGTTTCACGAGGAGGAGGCTGAATTGTTGCTCGCCGCTTTTGAAGCGGCTTTAGATGGTGTTGATGAAGCAGGTGAAGCGTTCGCTGTTTGGACTACATCTTTGATGGGGTTGTTGCGAATGTCTATGGCTCCCAATTGGGAAGAGTAGTTACCTTTTAAGCCATTCTTGAACAAGTTCTGATTCTATTAATCCAGTCATCAGTTCACGTCTAATCTTGTCACGTCTACGGGCTAGTGACGTTTTGGGTATGCCTAGTATGCGTCCTGCTCCTCTGAGTGACAGGCGTTCAACTATTAATGCGTTGAATATCCATCTGTCTTCTGGTGACAGGTCATCAATGGCTTGACCTATGAGTTCTTTCAGGTGAGCGGTTGCTTCTAAGGATGGGGTCCATGAGTCTTGGAACGGTGCTAGTTCCATTAATGCTTGTGTATCTGTCATAGGTCTTTGTTTGTATAAAACTTTGTTGTTTGATGCAAACACCCATTCTTCAGTCGGGAATTCTTTCTTCTTGCCCATCAGCCTTCCAAGTGGTTACACTATGTAAACGGTTGGCTGCTATAACTCTGGTGTTCTCTGGGTCGTAACCTGATGGTTCTCCCAGTTCCCATCCTTCGTCGTGGTCTATCCAGCCTAACATTTCGACTGTGCGAAATTCGTCGGGTACTGGTCTGACTACGAACAGGACAAGTCCTTTTCCTAGTTGCCTGCGGCGTACCGCCGCGTTGTTAGATGTTCTAACTCTTCTTACTTCTATGTTGAAACCTACGTCTGCACGATTTTTGTTTTCTACGTGGCGGTTACCTGCCCAGACGTGACCACCCCAGTATTGGTTGGTCACTCGTGCTACTGCTAGTTCTCCTATTGCAGCAGCAACTTGTGCGGATCTGTCATCTTCCATGTATTCGCGCTTATAATGGGCAGCATCTTGTTTTTCCCAATTTTCCGTAAAGCGTCTGATACCTACATGAGATGCCCATTCATATTCCCACTTTTCTAATTCAATCAGTATCAAGACGATCTACTTTCACTGCGTTTATTCGTACTACTTGGTTGTCGTCATCCCATGCTACTCCATTAAGCGCATCTAATGTGAGTTTAACATAATTGTCTAGGTCACCTCTTAATGTTTTCGCTGAGTGGGGTGATGTGCTGACGTGAATGATTGTCTCATCTGGTGTGTACATTAATGTTACTTCTACAGGTTCAGAGAATTTTTGTTCAACTTGTTCTGTCCATGCTTTTGCCACGTAGTCTTCTTCGTCGAGTGTGCTTTTAGGAGTGAAGACTTTCCCTCCTTTGGTGTGCCTTGGTCGTGCTTTAACTTTTGGTCTGCGTTCTACTATGGCTATGAATGATTCCATTATCTTACTTTTTTACAAGCGTCCCTTACTATTCCTGCGAGGCGTTTATCACCGTCTGGTCTTTTATTATATTTCCCTCCCCAGTCGATGTCTGCTTCTTTCAATTCTTTATAAATAATATCTTCGGCGTATTTTTGTTCTGCCATCGCGCAAGCGAGGGCAAACAGTGTGCCTGATCTATCTCCTTCTGGTTTCTCTGGTTCTGGTCTTGGACCATTACGCCGTATCACACCCGACAGACCGTCCAGCACTCCCGTATAGGGGGTCTTCCTATAGGTGTACGCTGGGAGAGCCTCAGGAGGGCTGTATAAGGCTCTCACAGGCTCCCACGCAGTAGGTGTCACCCGTGTGGGTACTGCTTCTGTGAGGAATGTTCTGAGAGGAACCATAGAGAATGAATAATCAGTGTTATCCATCTCGTTGTACCCACCCTGTTTACGTGTATGTCCATAAGGTAAACGCACCCCGTTACCCCAACCTCTGTCAGTTATCTCAGTTTGTTTAGGGTTAATCTCTTTAGTGGGTGCTTCCACTATTTCACATACAGCCATTAAACCTACTCTGACATCTACAGCAAACATGGGTTCTGTGAAGAACACCCATACGTGGAATCCTTTTGAACGTGACCGTTCAACCCAAGAAGTTACTCCTAGTTGTTTGAGAACTTCTCTCAAGTTCTTAGCGTGAATGTACGACTCTGCCATTCCTTCGTCGAAGTCGACACATCCCCACCAGACTTTGATTCCATCGTCTTGTGCGACCAGTGGGTACACACCGATGGCAGGAGAGTCCTTCAGGTGGTCTTCGACCACGATCAGGAAGTCTTTGCCGTCCGCTGGTATGTACCCACCGTCCGCTGTTTGCCAAGGACGAAAATCTCCGTCATCTTTTGCCACACGCCCACCACGAAACAGTAAAGCAAAGTCTCGTATCTGCTCGAATGTTATCTCATAAGGGTTACTGGTTTCCATCTGGAATCAGTTCCTCCCAATAAGGATGAACGTGACCACACTCAGGATCTAAATAGTAGGTTTGATCTAGGAGTCTGGCTGTTCTCTTATTCTTACAGATATTCATATTGATACTGTTTGCGTGATATTTGGTTTCCCAGTCTGAAAGATCTGTTTGATCTTTCTTTCTGTAAACCTCTATCACAAAGATGGCTTCTTGTTCGCCGCCATATCTACCAGCGTGGATACCAGCGGCTTTACCTCGTTCACCGGCAGTACGACCTGCTTGATGAACAAGACCTACTGGTACTCGTTCTGTTTTAGCCCAACGTTTCAACGCCTGCGCTTTGGATGTTACTCCTGTTGCGTCTGCGTCCCCGCCGACCATCAGTTCAAGATAGTCGATCATACAAAAGGAAGGGTTTGCACCCCACCATTCTCTCGCTTCATCCATCGCTGCTGACATGGCTTCTAATGACATTGATTCATCTATGATTGCGACACGAGACAGTTCCCGTTCGGAGGCTAAACCTAACGCATCTAATACGTTTCTGTCTCCTGCTTTGATTGCTTCCTCCACATCTGTGGAAGAACGCCCTTGCAATAAACAAAACAGTTTCATCGCTACCAATTCCCTTGGCTCATCCATTGAGAATATCACAACGTGAGCATTAGGATCATTGACTAGATTTGTGACTATTGAATTGAGCAGAATCTGTGACTTCCCTGTATGGGAACGACCTACAACCAATAGCACTTCCCCTTTACCAACACCTCGTGTTGCCAAATCTATTTCAGGGAACCCTAGGTACCACCGTTCTGCTGGGTTGCGGATGAAACCTATCAGGTTCTCCACTACCTTAGAGGTGGTAGCCCA